TAATATTATCCTACATAGCACATAGCACACCTGCTAGGTATTTATACCTCGCACCCCCTCCTCTCTCGCCCAGAAGTCAAACATGTCAGAGGGCGCACCAAGAAATGGCTTACGCAAGGAGCTCCACCCGTCGAAGCTACCGGCGTTCCAGTCGCTACGCAAGAAGGAAAATCCCTCATACACGAAGACGCTACGTCAAGCGTACATCGAGGACTCCCTACAGGCGCAAGATGACTCAGAAAAAGATATTAAACCTGACCTCGATCAAGAAAAGAGACACGATGCTGTCTCTGACAAACGTAATAGCTGATCGTTCACGACCCACCAGCTACACCAGCAATGACGCAGTACTATCTGGAGGTGCCCAACCCTACATCATCCCTTGGGTTGCGACAGCTCGCACGACAACTGTTAATGGCACGAAGCAAGGAACAATTGCAACGTCTGCCACAAGATCCAGCACCACCTGTTACATACGAGGCCTCAGAGAGGACATCGAAATCAACGTTTTTACTGGCTGTCCCTGGCAATGGAGACGAATTGTCTTCTTTTCCAAAGGACTCACAAATGCAGTGGGAACCCCAGGCTCCAACTTCTACTACTTTAACGTCACGGCTGAAGACTACCGCCGCACAGTCAACGAAATCTACGGCGCGTACGCCAACGGTCTCAACGCCTTCCTCTTCAAAGGCACAGAAGGCTCGGACTGGAACGACCTAATGATAGCCCCAGTGGACACAACACGTGTCAGCGTCCTATATGATAAGACGCGTACTATCGCGTCGGGTAACGAAGAAGGTGTAATCAGGAAATACAAAATGTGGCATGGTGTCAACAAAAACCTGACCTATGATGACGATGAGTTTGGTGGAGACGAGACAACGAGTAATTTATCTACGCTTTCCAAAGTGGGATGTGGAGACATGATGGTAGTTGACATATTTAAGCCAAGAGGTGGCTCAGCTGGAGAAGATCGTATGGCTTTCAAACCCAATGCTACTCTGTATTGGCATGAAAAATAGGACTAGTTATCTCCACAAATACACAGTTTCCTTCCAACCACTCAATATCCTCAACTGACATGCCTGCTCTGGGGTCCACGTTGTAGCACCAGATGCATGGTTTTCCCCAATCGTAGAGTGCAGGCTCCTTGTAGAGTACCTTCAGCTGAAATTGAGCCTGACATCCTAACCAATCCTTGAATCTCGGGAAGAACTTGATACCTCCCGCTATATCATCCATGATCGCATATTCAGCCTCGGGGCATCGCATAGCCTCACCGGCTGAGAATAGGCCCCCAAAGTATATATGGCTGCCTAGACTTCTGGCCCAGGTAGTCTTTCCCAATCTAGTAGGTCCGAATAAGACAAGGGACTTTCGTCTGCCTAGTATTAGCAATTAGCAATGAATTTAAGCCAGCGCAGCGTCTGATTGGATTGTATTAAAAAGCGCACCGGCTGAAAGGTAGCAGCCGTGCAGAGAGGGTCCCCCCGAAAGGGAGGGGGTGCCTTGTGGTAGGCTGCACCGTAAGGTAGGTGTAAGACTCACCTCGTCCTGAGTATTCATCGAAAACAGAACTTCTCCATTCTTCGATAATTGGATATCCGGAAGTGTCAAAAACTCCATCGGGGCTGGCATATGGTACGGGGATTGGTCGAAATCTCCATTCAGCAAACTTGGACAAGGCAGGGAAGTTGCACACCATAGACTTCGGATCCAGTTCTTCGCATAGTCGCCAAAATTCTTCTGCAGATTCAGCAGCTGTGATCTCGCCCCACGTAGCCTGAGCTCCAGTAGTGCCTGCTCTGCCGCGTGTTCTGCTCGGCCGCTCGAGACCACCTGCGACAATGTCTCCATCCTTCGTCGCATAATCAAACCCTCCAGCCGCATTCTTTCTGCTTGGTTCGATGTTTGGGTGGTAACCGTCGACATCGAATACATCAGCCTTTCGACTCCTGAAGTTCCGTTCGAATGAGCAAAACACATGGAAGTGAAATCCTCCAGTGTTCGGATAAAACTCTCGTGCGACGATGCATTCAGCACCCTTAGCTCCAAGTACGTCAACAATTCTAAAGGGGTCCAACTCGGGTTTGTCATCGTTGCCTTCCACGTGAGCATAAGTGAGTAAAAAGTGTTGAGCGTTGACAGCGAGAGGCATGCCAAGCGTGTTACCTGTGTCTATGTAGGAAAG